TGAAGAAATCGGTAAAGGGGTTAGTCAGTGGGTTGCCAATTTACGAGCTTCTGTTCGCCCTATCGTTACCTATGCTTTTATTTTTATTTTGTTATTTGTTGATATTGTGGGACTTATATGGGCAATAAATTTAGAAGGCATTGATTTTCATGAAGCTTTAAACACAGTATTCAATGAGAACGAACAAAACATGTTTGCTGGTATCATAGGCTTTTGGTTTGGTAGTCGACATTGGAAAAGATGAATATATCGCAACGGGGAATAGAATTCATAAAGAAATATGAAGGGGTTAGGAAAAAGGCTTATCGATGTAGCGGTGGCTATTGGACTATCGGTGTTGGTCATCTCATCAGTCGTGATCTTTTGTTGCCTAGTAGTTGGAATCGCACAATATCAAATGGGGAAATAGATGAATTACTTCGATTGGACTTGGCTCGGTTTGTACGCGGAGTGCAAAGGTTACTTCCTGTGTTACACAAGCAATGTGAGTTTGATAGCATTGTATCTTTTGCTTTTAATTTGGGGTTGGGAACTTTGCAAAGAAGCACAGTTAGGTCAGCGTTGTTACGCGGTGATAAAGAAGTCGCTATGCAAACGCTACTGAAATACTGTCGAGCAGGTGGTAAAGTAGTAAGAGGATTACAAATAAGGCGCAAAGCAGAAGTAGATTTGTTCTTAGGAAGATACTAATACATGAGCGCAGGACTGATAGTAGCAGTGGGAATAATTTATTCAGCAGTTGCAGTAGAACAGTTATTGAAAGGTAATATTGCTTTAGCATGTATGTATTTTGGTTATGCGTTTGCTAACATAGGTGCTTACATTTTAGTTACTAAATAAAAAAGGATAATATATGAATAGGTCAGAGATATTAAAGAAGGCTAATGAATACATCACCAAAGATAGACAATCAACACACGGGGATGCTGAGGATAGCTTTGCAAACATAGCAAATTTATGGGGTGCTTATTTAGATAAAACAATTGGCGTAAAAGATGTGGCTATCATGATGACACTACTTAAAATTGCTAGATATAAGAAGAACCCATACAACATTGATAATGCAATCGACATGGCTGGATATTCTGCGATTGCAGGCGAGTTGGGAGTGCTTAATGAATTGTCTTAAACAAATAAAAAAAATTAATAACTTAAATATTTTGGGGTTTGAATCTGAGCAGGCGCGAACCCAATTCTCTGCATTTGGGGTTGAGCATGGGGGGGTGTATGAATAAGATTGAAATAAAATATAAAAAAATAGAAGATTTAATTCCTTACATAAACAATTCACGCACACACAGTGATGACCAGGTCACGCAAATTGCTTCGAGCATAAAAGAATTTGGTTGGACTAATCCAATTTTGCTTGATGGTGAAAACGGAATCATTGCTGGTCATGGAAGATTAATGGCTGCAAAAAAATTAAACGAAATTGAAGTTCCAACAATAGAATTATCAGAGCTAACTGAAATTCAAAAGAAAGCATACATTATTGCTGACAACAAACTTGCGTTAAACGCAGGATGGGATAATGAAATTTTACAATTAGAAATTGCAGAATTAAAAGACGCAGGATTTGATTTAGGATTGACAGGTTTTAGCGCAGATGAATTAAAAGAATTTACTCCTATCATTGAAGGATTAGTTGATGAAGATAAAGTTCCTGAAGTTCCTGATGAACCCACAACAAAGCTAGGGGACATATACCAGCTAGGTAATCATAGATTAATGTGTGGTGATAGCACAAGTATAGATGCAGTAGATAAGCTAGTTAATAACGCAAAGATTGATTTATGTTATACAGATCCTCCATATGGTATTAATGAAAAAGGCGATAGGTCAAAGCGTGGAGGTTTAACACAAGGCAATAATTTAAAAGATTTTAAAGACGATACCATTGATTATGCCATTGAGGCTTATCAAATTGTGGAGGGAGTGTTAAACATTCCTAGACAAGTTTGGTGGGGAGCTAATTATTATTGCCATGCTTTACCACAATCAAATAATTGGTTTGTTTGGGATAAAAGAGTAGAAGACAAAATGACAGATACACAATCAGATTGTGAATTGGCTTGGGTTAAATCTAAATGGTCAAGTGTTAGAATATTTAGACATCTTTGGAAAGGCTTAATTAAAGGCTCTGAGCATGGACAAAAACGCGTGCATCCAACACAAAAGCCTGTTGCTTTAGCTGAATGGTCTTTTGATTACTTTAGAGAAGTGTCTACGGTATTAGATTTGTTTGGTGGCAGCGGTTCAACTTTAATCGCCTGCGAAAAAGCTAATAAGTCATGTTACATAATGGAGTTTGAACCATATTATTGTGATGTTATAGTAAAACGCTGGGAAGAATTTACAGGTAAAAAGGCGGAACTATTATGATATTTAGCAGATGGACTGTAGTATATAAACATGACAAACAACCAGTTGAAGAATGTTTGTTTATACATAAATCTCATGCTATTAAAAAACATGAATCTATGAACAATAAAGACAAGTGTGAAATAAAGCAGATAGCATTAATGAATAAAGAGTTTGCTGAATTTTTAACAGGTAAAGAAATCTAATGAATAGAAAGCCAATAGAACTTCATTTAGTTAATGGAACAATTGCTGAACACGATGCTACATTATTGCCTGAATCTTTAAGGCAAAGAATACCTGAAGCAGAATGGATGGAAAATCCTGATGCGTGGAGCAAGGCTACATTTATTAAAGAAACATCTGATTATCTTTTTGAAGTATATGGCATTGGTTCAGACCAGGATAAACATACATTAGCTATGCTTGCAGATCAAATTGATTTATATATTCAATGTGGAAAAGGCATAGAAAAAAATGGGATTGTATCAATGTTTAATAATGGAAAAACCATTGGTCCAAATCCTTTTATAAGCATAAGAAATAATGCTCTTAAATTAGTTATTCAATTAATGAATGAATTAGGATTAACTCCAAGAGGAAGATTAAGCAAACCTGATATTGAAAGCAATACACAATTTGGAAGGTTAATGTTAGGACCTCAAATTAAAAAATGAAATGGCAAGATGGGTTTGAATATGCTCAAAATGTAATCAAAGGAAATATTGATGTTTGTAAAAACATACAATTATCATGCCAAAGATTTATTAATTTTTATGAAGACAAACATTGGGAATATGAGTTTTTTCATGAATATGTAGATCATGTATTAGAATTTATTTCAATATTAAAACACACAAAAGGTCCTGACGCTGGCAAGCAAATAAACCTTGAACCATTTCAAATAATGTTGTTATGCGCTATTTATGGATTCAGACATAAAAAAGATCATAGCCGCAGAATGACAACAGATGTTATTGTATTTATTCCACGCAAAGCAGGTAAATCAACTTTAACAGCAATCATTGGTTTGTATGAATTAATGTTTAATGAAGCTGGTGCAGAAGTGTTTACATTAGCTACAAACAGAGAACAAGCCACAATAGTATTTGATGCTGCAAGAGGAATGATTGAATCTATGCCTAAAACATTGCAAGGGTGGTTTAATGTTAGCAAATATCATATTGGCAAAGTTGGTGATTCTCAATCTATGTTTCGAGCATTAAGTCGTGATAATAAAAAAACAGGCGATGGTAAAAATGCTTCTTGTGCAATCATTGATGAAGCTGCACAGATTGTAGATCGCAATACAATTGAAGTAGTTTTCTCAGGTATGGTGGCTCGTAAAAATCCATTGCGTATATATATTACAACTGCATCATTTTCTAAAGACACAAAGTTTTATGAAGATTATTCAATGTTTGAATCAATGCTTATTGGTGAAGCACCTGATAATCCACATTGGTTTGGATTGCTATATGGACTTGATCCTGCGGATGATTGGAGAGATGAATCTATTTGGGCAAAAGCTAATCCAATGCACGGCATTAGTATTTATCAAGATGCTATTAAAGAACGATGCGCTCAAGCACAATTAAAACCAGCATCACTTAATGAGTTTCTATGTAAAACACTTAATGTATATGTAAGTGCCAATAGTGCCTGGATAGATAGAAAGTATTGGGATGATTCTATTGGTGAAGATAAGCCTGAACCTGAAGCGGTCTTTATTGGATTTGATTTAGCTGCTACTCGTGACTTAAATGCAGTTTGTACATTAAAGCGATATTCAGAAAATGATTATTATGCAAACTTTAAATTCTTTCTTCCTGAAGATGCTTTAGAATTAGTGCCAAGTCATTATCGATCTATATTTGACCAGGCAATTCAATCTAAAATACTTCACATAACAGAAGGCAATGTTATGGATGACAGAGAAATATCAGAATACATAAAAAATGAATCGACACTATACAATGTTAAAGAAGTGGGGTATGATGCGTATAATGCAGCTAGTTTAGTTGCAAGATTACATGATTTTGGCATACCAGTAAAAAAAGTCGGTCAAGGAATGGCTGTTCTTAACAACCCATCCAAGCACGCAGAGAAGCTGATAATGTCCAATGCGATAAGACATAATGGAAACCCGTTTGTAGGATGGCAATTGGATAATTGTGAAGTCTATGAAGATGTTAATGGTAACATCAAGATTCGCAAAAATGAAGCTGATAAAAGTGCTAAGGTCGATGGTATCATTGCTCTTATTATTTCCCTTCATTGTTCACTCGATCATCCCTTTATTTCTACAACATACGGATTCCGTTCTTTTTAAAGGAAAAACATGGCAATATTAGATATATTCAAAAAGAAACCTAGTAAAAACGCAACAGAAAGTAACACGCTTTTTGGTCAATCTATACTAGGTAATAATGTTTTACAAAATGCTAACAGACAAAATACTGTTAATAATCAATTATTATATGTAACTACTTCATCTGTAACTAATGCAGGTAGAGCAGTTGACATGACTACCTTATCACGCAACTCAACAGTTATGGCTTGCGTTGGTGCGAAAGCAAGAGCGTTAGCACAGTTACCAGTAAAGATTATGGCTTATGGTGAAGATGGCAAATTAGTTGATGCCCTTACTAATCCTAATGTATCTGCTAGAGATAAAGCAAAAGCAAAATCAGTATACAGTTTATTAAATAACCCAAATAACTTTCAAAGTTCTTATGAGTTTTGGTATCAATTCTCAATGTGGTATGACCTAGCAGGTGAAACATTTACTGCTCTATGGCGCAAAGAACAAGAGAACTCACAACAAACACCTTTAGAAATGTATATATTGGACAGCACTTTAATTACTGCTCAAATTTCTTCTACTCGTTATCCAACATACATTTTATCAAGTTCTACTTATGGATTTAATAAAGATGCGCCATTAAAAGCACATCAAATTATTCACACTACGGAAGCTGCATGGCAAGGTGTAGCTGGATTTAATAAAGGCATATTAGCAGTTGAATTAGTTGGTTTAGATCAGGATATTGATTTATATGCTAACTTTATTATGCAAAATGGTGCAAAACCATCAGGTATGTTTGTTACAGATCAAGTAATTCCTGATGCAAAATTTAAAGAGATAGCTGCAAGACTTAAAGAAGCCTGGAATAGTTTAACTGGATCACAACAATCTGATCCAAGTAAGCCTGGTCAATCTATGTTGTTAGATAATGGCATGAAATACTTTCCATTAGATATGCTTACGCTACAAGATGCAGATTGCGCTAAACTTAAAGAACAAACAATGAAAAGAATATGTGGTTTGTTTGGAGTTCCGCCTGCAATGATTGGAATTGGGGAAAGTAAATATAACAACACACAAACTATGCTAGATGAGTTTTATAAATCTACTATGTCCCCAATGCTTACAAATATTCAACAAAAATTTAAAACAGCATTACTAAATGGCTATCCAAATCTTTGCATTGAGTTTCAAACAGAAAATTTCTTAAAAGGCGCACCAATAGATCAAATGAATTATGTAGTAGCTGGAGTAAATAATGGTATTATTACACCTAATGAAGCGCGAGAATATTTAGGCAAAGCTAATATTGATAACGCAAACCAATTAAAAGATAGTAACAAAAAATCAACTGATCCAATAGCTGGAAGTTCACCGCAAGATACAGGTGGTGGCGGAAATATATCTTCTATTGGCAAAACTGGTCGAGCAGGTAGTGTATGAAACCAACATTAAAAGAGTTATTACTTAAATTAACCCAAGCGGCAAAAAAAAGGAAACCATTGCCACTTGAAACTTATGGAATAAAGGAAAAGGGAGTGCCAATCAATGACTAAAGAAATAAAAAATATTCAATTTTTTTATGAATCAAAAGTTGAGTTAGGAGTTAATACTGATGAAGCTGAAGGTTCAAATGGTTTAGTAGAAGCTATGGTTACGACTTGGGGTGCTAGAGAAGGTGCTGATGGTCGTAAATTTAATTATAATTCTGAAGGATTTATGGACTGGTTTAAAGAGTTTGAAGCTATGGATAAACCATTACCTATGTATTTTCAGCATGATGACGAATCTTTGCCAGTTGGACAATGGACAAAATTTGAAATGGATGATGTAGGCATGAAAGCTGAAGGAAAGTTATTTTTAAATACATCTGCTGGTAATGATTTATATAACATTATGAAAGAAAGTCCAAATTTAGTTGGCGGAGTATCTGTTGGTGCTTATGCTGATGAATATTGTATGGTAGATGCTGAAGGCAATATGCTTGATGAAGGCGATGATATGGATGGTTATTTCCAAATTACTAAAGGCGGATTAAGAGAAGTATCTATTGTAATGCAACCTAATAACCTTGAATGTAATGTAACGAGATTAGAGTATTTCCGCAACGATGGTTCTGCGGACCTAAAAGTAATCGAGAAGGCATTGCGTGATGCAAAACTTTCAAGAAAAGATGCGACCACCGCATCTTCTATCTTCAAACAAATTTTAGAAATGCGTGATGCAACTAAATCTGTTGAAGAACAAGCACTAATTCAGAGTGATGCTGATGCGGTGGTAGATGAACAAGCAATTCTTAATGCTATTGCAGAAAGAGATTTGCTTAAAATTTTAAACAATCGTATTAAAGGATAAATCATGTCAGAAAAAATTATTGAAAAGTTAGATGCTATTGAAGCCTCTAATGCTGAACAGATTGAAGCTGTTAAAGCTGAAGTCAGAACAGAATTAGAACAAGCAAAAGCAGATGTAGAAGCAACTAAACTTTCTTTTGAAGAAAAAGTTGCTGTTCTTGAAACTAAAGTTGCTGAAATTAATGCAACTCCAGTTATTAAGACATATAAAACAATTGCAAGCGAAGTTAATCGTTCTGTAAAAGAACAATTAAGAGAATACATCAAAGGCAGTGGTCGTGTTGAAAAATCTATTAAAATGTTTGCAGACGAAGGTCAATATGATGCGTTTTTAAAAGAAGCATCAGCATTAACTGGTTCAGGCGCAGGCATTGGTGGTCGTACATCTTATGATCCAGTATTTCATTCATTAAGATTACAAAACCCATTAAGAGGTGTTTCACGCACAGTTGCAACTGATGGTTCTACATATCAATTCCGTGCTAAAGTTGGTAACGCTGGTGCTGCTTGGGGTTATGCTGTTAATAACAATACTGCTGCAACGACAGTTGATACAAACATTTGGCAATTAACACTTCAAGACCTTAATGTTCAGTTCCCTATTAGAACTGCTGCATTAGATGATATTGATGGACTTGAATCTAATGTTGTATCAGATATGCTTCAAGAATTCAGCCAAGCTGAAGCATTAAGCATGATGCAAAACGATGACCAAGGTGCTACTTCTTTACCTTATGGCGGTTCTAATGGTTTAAGAGGTTTAGATCAATATCCAGGTGTTAATGCTTCTTATACTGGTGGCGCAACTTCTGTTGCTGCATTTGGTACAAGCGGCACAGGTTCATCAGCAGGTTTGCATGATATTGCTACTTACGATCAGCTTACAACTAACGGAAATACATTAGATAACAATGTAACTTATAAAGATATTGTTAATTTTGTATACGCTTTACCACAAGCATATTGGACACCATCAGCAGCATTTGTTGTTCATCCAGTAATGCTTTCAGCAATCCGTGGTTTAACAGACGATCAAGGTCGACCAATTTATGTTGATGGTTTATCAAGAGATGATGGAATCGTTGGCAAATTGTTAGGCTTTAATGTAGTTGTAAACACTTATGCTGATGCACCATCTGTTGATTCTTCAGCAGGTACTGATTCTTTATATCCAATGTACTTTGGTGATTGGCAAAAAGGTCATACCATTGTAGATCGTATGGACATGGTTTTAAGACGCTATGACCAAACTCTACCTGGTTCTATTACATTCTATGGTGAAAAACGATTAGCAACTTCTGTTGTTGATCCATTCGCTATTGTTCGTTATAGATCAACAGCAACTGCTACTGTATAGCAATAATTGGAAAGGGGAGATTTTCTCCCCGATCCTTTTTTAATTATTAGGAATAATTATGAAAATAACTGAACAAATTTTGATTGGAGTAAAGAGGGCATTAGTCGAAGGGCAAGCCAAAGTAAATTTGCTCGAATCTAAAGAAGTAAACGAATCATCTGCTCTAACAGGATCAGGTTCAGATAAAGGTGGTAAAATTTATTTTGATAATGCGTTTGACCAAATGCGTTATACAAACCCTTTTCGCTATTTAAGTCGTCAAACATTAATTGATGGTTCTGATATGACTTTTGTAGCAAAACTTGGTAATGCGGCAGATTCAACAAACCCCTGGGGCTATATTGTAAATGCTAACAGTGGATCACCTAATATTGCTACTTCAACTTGGCAATTACCAGTGCGTGTAGTATCTGCACAGTTGCCTATTAGAAGCGCAACCCTAGATGATATTAATGGATTAGATGAAATTGTTGCACAAGACTTATTAGATGAACTTTCAGAATTAGAAGGTCAATCTATGGGAACTAACGATGACCAATCAGGTTCATCAACTGATGCAACAGGCGCAGAAGAAGGATTAAGAGGTTTAACTTCATATAATCGTGGTTCAAGTGCATCATTTGGTTCAAGTGGAACTGCAATTACTGATGGTATTCACACTATTAAAACAATAACTGAAAATACTAATGATATTGATTACAATACTTTAGTTGATGTTTGCGAAGCATTGCCACCACAATATTGGACAGAAAATACTGCCTGGCATATTCATCCAACAACGATTGCTTGGTTAAGAAAATTAACTGCAACTGGCGGTGATCCAATTCTTAAAGAAGTTGGTGATGAAGATGGCGGTCCTGCTGTTTATTTATTAGGATTTCCAGTAATTCCTAATCCATATTTGGAAGAACGAGGAACTGGTCAAGTTTCAATTGTTTTAGCTGATTGGAGTAAGTTTTGGGCAATTGGTGATATACCTGAAATAACAATTAAACGCTTTGACCAAACACAACCAGGAACAGTAACGCTATTTGCTGAAAAACGAGTAGTAAGTACAGTTCGCGATCCATTTGCAGGTATATTAGTTCAAGGCGGTTAATAATGACAACCACACTTACCAGTAATAGTTATGGGATAAATAACAACCCATTTAACTATCATAAGTTTGAACAGATAGAAAGAAATATTGGCGCACAATGGCTTTCACTTGAGCAGATTACTAATCAACTTAATTTGTTTCAAGATGAATCTCAAGACGAATATCTTTTATCGTTAGAATTAGCGGTAAGGATGCACATTGAGGACTATTTGGGGATGCCTATATTTGATGTATCTTATCGAGTATATTATGGAAGTGAAATGTATGGTTCGCCAGTAAGTTTTGACTTGCCGCAAACTTCACTAAATGGAATAACTATTAATTCAGTTAAATATTACAATTTATCAAATGTATTAACTACCATTGCATCAAGCAATTATTATTATGATGCAAGTGGCGATAAAATTGTTTTAAATTCAATGCCAACTGATATTAATACTAATAGAACTTCACCTATTGTTATTGAATATACATTAGCTGAAAGTGATTTAGCACAATACCCAGTTATCAAACAAGCTGGGTTATTGTTATTTACGCATTTATACAATAACAGAAGTGAAACAACAAATGGTGGTTTGCAGACAATTCCTTATGGAGTAGATGCTTTATTAAGACCTTATAAACCTTTGGTGATGTAATGGCGATAGCAAGATATGAACAGGTGGATGTTAATACTTTAACATTTGCAACTAACGCTTATGGCGAAGGGGAAACCACAATTACAAAATGGTTTTCTAGTAGACCATTAGTTGGTGAAGTTAAAGCATCAGTTGCTATTTCTGAAAGATATAGAGTTTATCAAGATTTGATTAGTATGAAGTTTAATTACACACCAAATATGCAAACAATTTCTAATAATCAAAATTTATATTCTATAACATATAGGGGTAATGAGTGGCGAATAGCAGATTGTTTAGAAGCTAATGATAGAATGAGTGTAACGCTAATGTGTTATCGTTCTGATCCAACAACAGAGGTTTAAATGGCTACTCAACAAAATGTTAATGATTATGCAAAGGCAATACAAGCGCAGTTGACAAGCATTGCTACCCCAGTGCCAGTCTATGCAAATTTTAATAGAAATTTTGCAACTGAACAAAAATTTATTACTTGGCAATTAAGAGATGTGCATCAACCAGTCTATACTGGTATTTACCAAGATAATAAAGGTATTGATACACCGACATTTCAAATTAGTGTATTTAGTAGTAAAATGCAAGATGGGTTTGAAATAGCGAATACGATATTACAAGCATTACATGGTTATAGCGGGATATTTGGTGGTTTATTTTATATTTCTAAAGCCGATGTTGTTTGGTTATATCATGGATACGATAATGAAATTGCGCTTCATAATATTTTTATGGATTGCACAATTGACATACCAACATAAGATTTTTTTAATTTTTATTAATGTGAGGAAATAATTATGGCACTTCCAAATAAAGTTTTACCTGGTTTTAGTGCAACCCTTTATGCACAACCAGGCGCAACACCAACAGTATTAACTATTGCAGAATTATCAACTTATGCAACTGTAGCAGCAATTGTTGATCCTGCAAATGTATTACCAGTTGAAGCTATCCCTGCTTTTGGTCAAGATGATGCAATGGCTAATTACAGCGTTGCTGGTAGCAGACAATCTGATAAGATTCCAGTTCAAGCTGCACCAACATCAATGACTATCACTGCTGCATGGAATCCTGCTGATACTCAATTGCTTGCAATGAGAGCAGATGCTTACAATGGTACTATTGATAGAACATTTGTTATTGTTGCATCCGATGGAACAGATGAAGTTCTTTATGCGTTTAATGGTCGTGTTGGTCAATTTAGTGTTGATCCTGCACCTGGTGCAGAAGCTAAATGTACTTTTACAGTTCATCCAAGAGGCAATCAATACGGATGGTCAAATAACGCTTAATGAAAAAGGATAAAACATCATGAATATAGGATCACAAAAAGATTTATTAGGTTACCTTGTTATGCAAGCCAATTCAGGACAAAAAAACTGGTTTGGCTTTGCACAACAAAGGCTAACTGGTATTAATCTTGCTCATGAAATTGCAGCCAATCATGCTGATACTATGTCACCTGATGAAGTTGTCGATTATGTTGTTAAATTAAATAACGCTATTTATCAAAAAATTATTAAGGTAGAGTAATGACTGCTACCCGTTTTGTTGTTGTTGGACTAAAAGAAACGCTTGAGGTATTTCAGCAACTTCAAAATGAAATTGGTGATAAAGAAGCAAAAAGCAAAGTATTATTGCCTTCTGTAAAAGAAGCAATGAAACCAGTTCTTGCTATGACTAAATCATTAGCACCAAAAGACACTGGAACATTAGTTAATTCATTACACATTACAGGTCGCAGACCAACAAGAAAAGATATGCGATCTAAATATATTAATCCAACTGATTCTGTTTTAGCTTTTGTTCAGACTAAACCTATTCCTAGAAAACTTAAAAAAGAATTTCAAGCAATGGCTCAAGGTTTAAAAGGCAAAGAATACAAACGAGAAAAAAGAAAATTTTATGAAGGAAAAAATGTTGTATCAGATGCACGAGCAATGGCGCAAGAATTTGGAACAGCAAAAATGTCAGCACAACCATTTATGCGAACATCTTTAGAATCACAAGCACAAAATGTAACAAAAAAATTAGGTGAAATTTTAAAACAAAAAATGGAACAATACAGGAGTAAAAAAACATGAGTAAATTAAAAAAAGCATTAGGTAAAAAATTTGAAGATAATAAATTATCTATAATGACTAGAACATTTGAATTAGGTGGACATACTTTTAAAGTTAGAGTGCCAAGTGTTACAGAAATAGAAAAAATATATGAATATTTTAAAAACCCAAACGAAGAAGATGTTGAAAAAAATTATCAAGATTTAACCAAAGATTTATTAAATATTAAAAATAATAATCCTGATGGTGTAGAATATAAAGATAATGATATTATTGTTGAAGGTCGTTCTATGCGTGAAACGGCTAAAAACAAAACTATTTTGCAATATAGAATTACCGAATATTTTAAATTTTTAATTCCTGAACATGGGGAATCATTAGCTGATTTAGAATATAAAGATATTGAAGATGAATTTCCATTAGCAATTCAGTTAAGTATTGTTGATGGCATTAATGAAGCTATTTCACCTGGATATAAGGAAACGCGCTCAAAGTAATTGGCTCATTAAGAAAGCAAGTCCGAGCATCAATGATTTTTAATGGGCATACACAAGACACAATAGATGCGTTAGATGAAGCAACAATGAACGATATTATGGTCATGTATGCTGATGGTATGGTAGGGAATAAAAATCTAATGGTAACGCTTGGAACACTTACAGCAGGGGTATTTAATTATATTCGTGGAAACAATAGCCAACCATATAGTTTAAAATCTATTCTCGGCACTACCTACAATTACATTTACCAAGAAGCAGATTTATCTGCAAGCGAATCATTATTAGCTTATATGTCGCAAGCGCAAGGGTTTAATTTAGATAAATTTAAAGGTAAATAATTATGGCAATTATTTCAAGATTAGCAGTTATTCTTGGACTAGATACTGGTGAGTTCAATAAAAATTTAGGACTTGCTAAAGACAAAGTTTCAAATTTTGCAACTTCTACCAAAATTGCATTAGCTGCTGTTGGTATTTCTTTTACCGCAGTTATCAAAAATGCAATGGATTATGCAGATAAAATTAATGATACCGCAGTAGCCAATGAAGTATCTATTAAATCTGTTTTAGCTTTATCACAAGCATTAAAACAAAATGGTGGTGAAGCAGAAAATTCTTCTAAATTATTATCATCCTTTACAAAAAGTCTTGGTTCAGCAATTGAAGGTTCTGATAAGACTAGAGCTTCCTTTGCAAAATTAGGAATAACACTTAAAGATTTAGGCACATTATCTCAAGAAGAATTAGTCAAAAAAACTCTTAGAGGATTATCACAAGTTGACGATCAAATTAAGAGAAACACATTAGGATTTGAATTATTTGGTAAGGGAATTAAAAATGTAGATTTAGCAAGATTATCAGATGATTTAGATAAATTAACTCCACGCTTTGCAGATAATGAAGCATCAATAGAAAGAGCAGCTTTTTTAGTTGGCGAATTAACAGATAGTTGGCGATTATTTTATGTTGACTTTATAGGATTTATTGAACCAGCACTTGATTTTATTACTCAGTCATTAAAAGGATGGGCTTTAATATTTAAAGAGATTAATTCTGCTATTGATAAATTTACTGGAAAAGCAGCCGAACTTGGTGAGTACGGAAAAGATTACATGTTTCTTTCCGATAGACCATTAGATAATAAAAGAGAATTAGGTTTAGGTGACGAAGAAAAGAAAATACAAAAAGAAATAGAAAAGCAAAATGAAGCATTACAACAACAAATTAGAATTCTTAAATTAGAAGCAGAAACAATAGGAACTGTTAGAACTGAATATCAAAAATATGCTTTAGAATTTCAACCAGGCGGAAAATTTGATCGTGCAAGCGAAGCTGCTAAACAAGAATTGCTTAATGCAGCAATGCTTAAAGATAAAGCTATACGCGATGACATATTTAATACTCAATCTGAATTAGCTGAAATTGCTCAAGAAAGATTAAAACTTGAACAAGAGTTAATTGGAAAATCAGATACTTATAAAGAAAAACAACTGGCTTTATTTGATTTAGCAGTTGAAATAGACAAACTTGGAAAATCAACAACTTTAACTGGCGATCAATTAGAACAATTAGATAAGTTAAAAATAAAAACTATTGAAATACAAGAAGAAACTAAAAGGATGCAAAATACATTTCAAGCTGGATGGTCAACTGCTTTTGAAAACTTTAAAGAAAAAATGAATGATTCATTTGGTGCAGGTGAAATGGCTTTTGAATCTATGACAAGAAGTATGGAAAATGCTTTGGATACATTTGTAGAAACTGGAAAACTAAAATTTGGTGATTTAGCTAAAAGCATTATTGCAGATATAATTAAAATGCAATTAAAGGCGCAAGCATCTTCTATATTTAGTTCATTGTTTCCTTCTGTTGGTAATATATTTGGCGGTGGTACAGGAACTGTAACTGTTGGTGCTATTGGAAGTCCGTATCCAAAATTTGCAGATGGGGGTAATCCACCAGTCAACCAACCTTCTATTGTAGGTGAAAAAGGACCTGAACTTTTTATTCCACGCACAGCAGGAACAATTATTCCTAACAATCAAATGGGATCAATGATGGGAAGCCAACCACAAATAGTTTATAATGGTCCTTATATTCAAAATATGAGTGCAATTGATACACAATCAGCTACTCAATTTTTATCAGCAAATAAATCGGCAGTTTGGTCAGCTAATCAATCTGCTCAAAGAAGTTTGCCACAATCGAGGTAATTATGTCACTAAATACTATACTTTCTATATCTGAATCAGTAGGAATAAACGATCAAAAGTTTATTGGTCAAATGTTATCTCGAAACCAAAGACTTTCTACTTCTGAAATTGTAACTGTTCAACCTTTTCAATTTACAATGAAGCCAATGAACTATTTATTGTATTCTCAAAACAGAACTTTATTAAGTCAGTTAAGAGATGCAGATAGATCAGTTGAACAATATTTAAATTTTGGTGCAACTGGATGGGTTAATTACATTGCTTATCAAGGTGACATGGCTACATTTGATATTGGCTTATGTAATTGGCAAATTGCAAGTGCAAACAAAACTTTAGTCTTAGGTGATTTACCAACAATGAGTGCAACTGATTATATTGTTAAAACTGGTGATTTTTGCCAAGTAGGCAGATATGCTTATATTGCAACAGCAGATGTTCAAAGAGGTTCAGGTTCAACAGTTAATATTCCAGTTCATCGTAATTTAATAACTAATCTTGCTACTCCAGTTCAATGTGTAATAGGTCAATATGGTACGACTATTTCATTAAGTGGTGGAACTTACACTGGAGTTACATTTCCAGTTTTATTAAAAGAATATCCAACCTACACATTAGTGCCAATGACTAATGATTCTTTTCTTGCTTGGAATGGTAACTTTGTAGCATTTGAGGATGTATTGTGAACATAATTCCTGAAGTCGATACCAATAGTATAAGATTAGTTGATTTTGTTAGAGTAACTACTACTGCAACTATTTCTGTTACTTCTATTAATATTGGAACTGAATATACAATTGTTTTTGTAGGCAATACTGATTTTACATTAATAGGTGCTTCATCCAATACTGTTGGTGTAGTATTTACTGCAACTGGAGTAGGTGAAGGAACAGGCACAGTCTTTGGTAATGTTGTTTATCGTTTAGCTACTACTCCAAGTCCATTAACAATTCCAGCAGTTGATTCAGAACCTTTTGATGCGCTTGGCGGACTTGTTAAAATTAATGATGTAACTCGTGATATTAAATCAACAGCAAATGAAACAACAGTTACTTTAGTTGGAATTGATACTGCGTTACTTGGCTGGGTTCTTGGTCAAGGCATTAAAGGATCATTAATAGAAATGTGGCATGGATTTTTTGATAGCAATGGTGCATTAATAACAACTGGCGGAACTGGTGGTTTATATAAATTTTTTACTGGCTATGTTAATTCATTTGCTATATCAGAACAATGGATGGAAGAAATAAGACAGTTTGTTGGAATAGTAACTGTATCTGCATCAAGCATACAAATTATTTTACAAAATAGAACTGCTGGTAGATATACTAATGATAACTCTTGGACTTATTGGAATCCAGGTGATGATTCAATGAATAGAGTTTCATTTATTGAAACCATTAATTATTACTTTGGAAAGGATGCGCCTGCTAATTCTTAACTATGACAATACAATATAGGATAACAAATGCTAAAGAATGTTTTGATCGAATAATAAAACTATTTGATGAACATTATAAAGAATTATCTGTAACTCAAGAGTTAAAATTAAATCCTGATTATGATGTTTACTTTAATGCAGATAAAAAGAATTTAGTTAAAGTTGTTTTATGTGAAGATGATAGTGAATTAGTAGGTTACATTGTTTTTTTTGTTGGGCTTAATCTTCACTATAAAGATTGTTTGTTAGCGACTGAAGATATTTATTATCTTAAACCTGAATATCGTAAAGGCAGAACAGGAATAAAAATGTTTCAATTTGCAGAAGAATATTTAAAGTCTATTGGTATTAACATGATTAGATATAGCACAAAAACGCATTTAGATAATTCAAGACTGTTTGAATATCTTGGATGTAATTTTATAGAAAAAATATTTATTAAAAGGATTCAATAATGGGTGGTGCAGTAGTAGCCGCAATAGCAGGCAAAGCATTTGCCGCAACTTTTGCAGGAACAGTAATGGCTTTTGCTATTAATATGATCGCATCCACAATTATATCTAAACTTTTTGCGCCTGATGCACCTAGTCAAACCAATGCAACTCCCGAACCCAATCCAGGCAACAGACAACAACTTTCGCCTGCTGGCGATAATAAACTTCCTGTAATTTATGGCACTGCTTACACAGGCGGTATCATGACTGATTTATCTATCTCAACAAATAATCAAGATTTATATTATGTTTTTTCATTATGTGAAGTAACTAATACTGAAACGGGCGGAACACCTGACTCTATATCTTTTGGCAATGTTTATTGGGGTGGGAAAAGATGTATTTTTGGTGCTAATGGAAAAGTAACTGGTTTATTAGATGAAAGTCTTTATGATCCAGGTGATCCAACCGCAGGAGTACAAGATATTTCAGGTTACATGGATATTTATTTATATAGTAATGGTTCTTCTAGCGGATGGAATACTGCATCATCTGCCATAGGAATAATGAGCGCAACAAATTTATTGTATAAATGGAATGGATATAAATTAATGACCAATACAGCTTTTGCTATTGTTCATATTAAATACAGCCAAAGTCGAGGAATAACTGGATTACAACAAACACGCTTTCAAGTTATTAATTCAAGAACTCAGCCAGGCGATTGTTTTTTAGATTATTTTTCAAGCACACGCTATGGTGCTGCAATTCCTTTATCACAAATTGACACAGCTTCACTTACTGCATTAAATACATATTGTTCAGGTAGTTTTACTTACACAACTTATACAGGTGGAACTGGAACAATTCCAAGATTTACATTTAATGGTTTATTAGATACTAATAGAAAAATAATGCAAAACATACAATCCATGAGTGATTGTTGTGATTGTTTAGTTAAATATAATGAAATAGTAGGTGAGTGGGCAATTGTTGTTCAATCGCCTGATGATGTTCCAGTTATGGATTTAAACGATTCTAATATTATTTCTTCTATTACAGTTTCACCTATTGATTTATCAAATTCATTTAATGTCATTGAAGTTAAATTTCCTGATGGTTCTGAAAAAGATACATTTAATTCTTCTACATTTGATTTAGCAACTTTAGCACCTGAATTATTATTTCCTAATGAACCAGTTAATAAACAATCTGTTTCTTTATATTTAACAAATGATAATGTAACTGCACAATTTTTAGCTAATCGAATGTTGAAATCAGCGCGAGAAGATTTGCAATTAACATTTGATATTAATTATCAAGGACTTCAATTAGAAGCTGGCGATATTGTAACTGTTACCAATACTAATTATGGATGGGATGAAAAATTATTCAGAATTATGAAAGTAACAGAAAAATTTAATGAATCAGGACAAATAAGTGCAACATTAAATTTAATTGAATATAACCCTGATGTTTATGCAGATGTTGATATTACTCAATTTACCCCTGCACCAAATACAGGTATTGGAACTCCAACAGCTTTTGGTAATATTCCTATTCCTATTATTTTAAATCAATATCCATCAATTACTAACCCTGCTTTTGATGTGCAAATAACATCATCAAGTGCTGGCATAACTCAGTATGCAGAACTTTGGTATTCAGCTTATGAATTTCCAACAGAATCTCAATTATTTTTAGCAGCAGTTTCAGAAATACAATCTAATGGTGATCCTTATGATGTTAATACTACATTACCACCAATACAATTATTTAATATTCCTGCGGGTAATTGGTATTTCTTTAGCAAAATGGTTAATGCTTTAGCTGAAAGTAATTATTCAGATGCTTCATTATTATTTAGATGGCGACCAACTACATTTCAATTTTCTGATCGTTACATTGCTGTTGCTTATGCAGATGATGTTAATGGAACTGGATTCTCACTTAGTCCAAGAAACAAAAGTTATTTTGGATTATTAAATCAAACAGGAACAAGTCCATCATTAGATGCCAATGATTACAATTGGTATATTGCTGATCCTAATTTTGGCACAAATATATATTTAGCGTATGCAAATAGAACTGGAAGAAAATTTAGCTTTGATACTGATTTTGCTGTTTCAGCAGGTGGTGGTGGTGCTTTTGTTCCATCAACTGCAAGTAAATTTGATCCTAGAGTATGGTCAGCATTAGAAGATGGAATTAATTATATTGATTTAGATCAAGCTACTGGACAGGTATTAATTACAGGTTCAACAACAGTTGGAACAGGTGAAATTGCTGTAACTAATAATCCTGATGGTCGAGTAATTGCTTCACTTGCTCAATTTTTAGATTTTGGTGGATCGCCTACATTTACGGGTTCTGCTGCAACTTTAACCATTGATATTTATGGTCGAGTGCTTGGGTTTACATCACCTGATGAATTTTATTACACAAGTAATAATTATGTAGCAACTGCTGGACAAACTGTGTTTACTCCAGTTGCAAGACAACCAGGTTATATTAATGGTCAAGATTTAATATTACAAAATGGATTATTATTATCTACTTCTGAATATACAGAAACAACAACAACTGTCACTTTAAATACTGGAGCAAATGCAGGCGATCAAATATCTATTATTTCAATGCGAGCAGTTTCAAGCGGAACTTATTATGAGTTTCTTCATGTATATGTTGATTCAGTTGCAAGCAATGTAGTGACATGGGCATTAGGTGAAATGCCATTTCAATATATTAATATTGGTGACATTATTACTTTTGATAACACAGGAACTCCAACTCAATATACTGTAACTGGAGTTGATTATGCAAGTAGACAAATTACAGTTGATATATCAATAACAGCTTCTAATGGCGATTCAATTTATCGTTATAGAGCAGCAGGATCATCTTATCCATGCTTTAGTCGTTATGAAGCTGATTTAACAGCAGCAACATTTTATACACCTACCTTATGGGATATTAGTAGTGGATATGAATTTTTATTTTTAAATGGAACTGTGGTAAATGAATTGGATTATGATATATCAAGTGGTTCAATTACTAACTTTCCAAATACAACAACAGGTAAATTAACTGTTATTCAATTTAGTGAAAATAATTTAACAACTCCAACTGGAACTCCAGTGAATACTGTAAGATATACTGTTAATGGACAGGCATTGTATTCATTTGTTTATATTGCAGATGCTTTCGATTTATTTGCTAATGGTGTTTACAACATACAAGGAACAGATTATACTACGGGAACAAACACATATAGTTTTACAATTACACCTAACAATAGCACAACAGTTTTAGTTCAACAAACATTTGCTAGAGCAGGTGCAGCATAAGGGGAAAAAATGACACAAGCATTTAATTTAAGTCAATTAGCCAATAAAGTTAATACATCAGGACAACTTGATGTAGCAACTGGTGTTAGCGGAACACTATCTACATCTAATGGCGGTACAGGTCAAACATCATATACTGATGGGCAACTTCTTATTGGTAACACTACTGGCAATACATTAACTAAAGCTACACTAACTGCTGGCTCAGGTATTAATATTACTAATGGTTCAGGATCAATTACTATAGCAGCAGCAGGTGGCGGTGATTATTTTATGCAAGCATTTACTAGTTCAGGTACATGGACAAAACCAGCTAGTGTAACAGCAGTTAAAGTAACTGTTGCAGGCGGTGGCGGTGGCGGTGGTGGTTGTAGAGCAAGTCCTACTGTAAACACTGTTGGTGGCTGTGGTGGCGGTGGCGGTACAGCAATTGAATATATAGATGCCCCAGCTATTCCTGGTCCTGTTTCTGTTACTGTGGGCGGTGGTGGTGCTGGTGGTCCTGCACCTGGTACTGTTGGTGGTTATACTGCTGGTGCTACTGGCGGAACTTCCTCTTTTGGTGCATTTTGTTCTGCTGCTGGTGGCGCAGGCAGTCCTGGTAACCAGTCAACTGTTGCTAATGGCGGCACTGCAAGTGGTGGCACTTATAATATGCAAGGCGGTGATGGTAAAGGTCGTAACCAAGGTGGTGGTTCTTTTCTTGGGCAACAGCAAAGAATTCCCGATAGTAACAGTCAAGCTGGTACTCCTGGTATGCTGTATGGCGCAGGCGGATATGGTGCATGTTCACCTGTTCCAGCAAACCCACCTTTTGCTGGTGGCAATGGTGCTGCTGGTATAGTTATTGTTGAATACTGGCAATAGGAAAAAAAATAATGAAAAAAATATTAATTGACACAAATTCATTTACAATTAAATGGTTATCTAATTGGCTTTGGAGTAGCGATGCTCAAATATGGTATCCTGATCCTGATGCTCAAAATTATATTTATGAAGCAAAAAGAATTCTTCAAGTAGTAGATAGTGAATCTGAAATATTTGAAGTACATCCATCTTTAGTTTGGCTAGATTGCAATGATGATTTAACTATGACTAATATTAGTTTATATTATTATAAAGATGGGATTTATTTAATTCCACAAGATGTTTCTATGCCAACAGAACCACCTAAAATATAATAAACAATATATAAATAAAATAAAATAAAAAATTATATTATGTATCAAACATTTGATATACCTAGCACTTTTATTGTTACAAAAATAGAAAATCATCAAGATATAAAAAAACAAATTCTTGATGCTATTAGTTCTATGCCAATTAATTCATTTGAAGATAATTTTTCAAAAATTTATAATACAGATTTTTATTTAGATAAAAAAATACATAGACCTTATGTTGATTTTATTAATCCAATAGTAAATCAAGTTTTTAATAATGTTTTACATCACTTAAATTTAGATAAAAAACATTATAGCAAACACGCAAATATTCAATGTTGGTTTCAACAATATAGTAAAAATGATTATCACAAAAAACATATTCATCCACATTGCAGTTTTTCTAATATTTATTATATTGATTTAGATACTAACAATCCAAAAACTTCATTTCACTTTAGAGATACTAAAGCTGAGGCTGAAATAAAAGAAGGTGATGTTTTAACTTTTAGCAGTAATATTCCACATGAATCAAAACCAAATTTATCAGATAAAATTAAAACAATAATTTCTTGGAATTTATTATGAAAAATATGTTTAAAGAAAATGGTTATGTTTATTTAAAAGATTTTTTAGACGAACAAAATTGTGCAGAACTGACACAAATACTAAAGCAAGCTGTTAAAGATGGTTTAACAGAAAAAGATAGTCAATGTCCAAAGTCACAAGCTGTGCATGGGCATACTACTTTTGATAAATTACTAGAAGATTTATTACCTAACTTTGAAACGGCAAGTGGATTAAAACTATTACCTACTTACTCATACGCTAGGCTATATGCTCCAGGTGAGGAATTAGTTAAGCATACTGATCGACCAGCATGTGAAATTAGTGCAACAATTACTTTAGGTTTTGAAGGAAATGTTTGGTCTATCTACATGGATGGTAATAAAGTAGATATGAAAGTAGGCGATGCTGTTTTATATCGTGGACAAGAAGTAGAGCATTGGCGAGAAAAATATACAGAAGGACAATGGCAAGCACAAGTTTTTTTACATTATGTAGATGCAAACGGAATACATAAAAATGAAAAATATGATGGTCGAGATAATTTAGGCATCCCTAAACTATCTAATAACACACAACAAGTCAGTCAACGAATTCTAACTGATTGTGCAGTATTTGAAGGGCATTTAACAGATAAATTCTGTACCCAATTAATTAAAGAATATTCAAAGAAAAAACATACAAAGTTACCACCCATCATTGGTAATAATGATGGGACTATTAATAAAGAGATACGCGATGTTAGTCGACTTATGTTGCCACAAAATAAAGGCATAGGTGGTGTGCTTACATCCACAGCGTTAAATGCTAATCATTATTGGTGGCAATATAACATCACGCACAGCAATCAAACAGAGTTTTTAATGTATGAACCAGGTGGGCGCTATACTTCTCATGTAGACACATTTCATGCTCATACTGATGAGACAAGAAAACTCACGGCTTTGGCTTTTTTGAATGATAATTTTGAGGGCGGAAAATTTTTTCTCAATGCATCGGGAACGCCATTTTACCCCCCACAAAAAGCTGGAACTGTGTTAGTATTTCCTGCATACATGGTGCATGGCGTAGAGCCAGTAACAAAAGGAATACGCTACTCAGTTGTTACTTGGATGGTAGGACCTTATTTTAAATAATATATAGACATTTTAAATAAATTATATGCTATAATTTTTTAAACTTATAAGACAAGACCGCATTGCGTGGAGTTCCATGAGTGCGTTATTAACCTTGTAAGGAAAAAGAATGGCTATCTTTAATAAAAATACACTCCAACAAGTGAGTGGCTTTGATAATGAAATCATTGCAGGTGAACTTGTATATAATCAAAAAACCTTTTGGAATCTTAATTTTACTTCCGATTCAACTCCAGTAGATTTAACTGGTGTTACTATTGATGCACAAATAATTCGTAGGCAACTATCTAACATACGCGACAGTCGTTATGGTTTAACATTTGATATTGCTGATTACACTCCAACTCCAACTCCAGTCAATTTATCAGTTACTAATAGAAATGATACTAATGGTTCATTTACGCTTGTAATTGATGAATCTGCTTGGGATGTTATTAGCAGCGATCCACAATTAGATATTAATGCTGAAAACTGCGTTGGATTTAGTGGAAGAATAAAACTTTCATTTCCTGTAACTGGTTCTTCACCTGCTGAAGATCAAATAATATTTTTATTGTTTTTGGTGAGGTCAGATGGAGTAGTAAATTAATGGAAGTTAAATTATCAAATAATAACAATATAGATATTTCTGTTAATCCTCAATCTAATATTGATTTAACTGTTGAGCCTAGAGCAACGCAAACAATTAGTATTAATCGAGGATTAGTTGGTCCAGCAGGACCAGCAGGACCAAATACAATAGGCGGTTATCCCATTAGCGTTTCATCAGTTAGTAATTATGATGCGTTAATGTTTAATTTAGGATCATGGACAAACATACCACAAACAGAAATTTCTGATGGTGGTAATTTTTAATTAAGGGGAAATAAATGGCAAATACAATACGGATTAAAAGAAGAACTAGCGGTGGTAGTGGTGCGCCTACTTCCCTAGAAAATGCAGAATTAGCGTTTAATGAAGTCAGTGAGGTTCTTTATTATGGACAAGGTACTGGTGGCGCAGGTGGAAGTGCTACAAGCATTATTCCAATTGCAGGTGCTGGTGCATTTGTAGACTTATCATCCGATCAAACAATTGGCGGTAATAAAACATTTAGCAATACAATTATTGGTTCAGTATCAGGAAGTTCTGGTTCAACAGATTCTTTAACAACTGGCAGAACAATATCTATTACTGGTGACATTGCTTACACTTCAGGTGCATTTGATGGAACAGCTAATGTGACTGGAACTGGAACATTAGCTACAGTTAATAGCAATGTTGGCACATATACAAAAATTACTATTAATGGTAAAGGTTTAGCAACAGCAGGCGAACAAGCAAGTTTGAGTGATTTATCTGCTCCAACAGCAGACTTTGATTTTGGTGCTTTTAAAATTACTAATCTTGCTAACCCAACAGGCGATCAAGATGCTGCAACTAAATATTATGTCGATTCTGTTGCACAAGGACTTGATCCTAAAGCATCAGCAAAAGCTGCTTCAACAGCTAACATTGCAACATTATCAGGTTTATTAACTATTGATGGTGTTACATTATCAGCAAACGATAGAGTTTTAGTTAAAAACCAAACTGCTGCTGAAGAAAATGGTATTTATGTTGCTTCTGCTACTGCTTGGGCTAGATCATCTGATGCAGATACATGGGATGAATTAGTATCCGCATTTATATTTGTTGAAGAAGGTTCAACTCAAGCTGATTCAGGTTGGGTATGTACAGTTAATTCAGGCGGAACATTAGGTGTTACTGATGTAACCTGGGTACAATTTAGTGGTGCTGGCACATACACTGCTGGAACAGGTTTAACATTAACTGGCAATGAATTTAGTATTACTAATACAACTGTTACCGCAGGTGCTTATGGTGCTGCAAGTAAAACATTAACTGCTACTGTAAATGCTCAAGGTCAATTAACAGCGTTAGCTGATACAGATATTGCAATTGCTAATACTCAAGTTTCAGGTCTTGGCACAATGTCAACTCAAGATGCAAACAATGTTAATATTAGTGGTGGTTCAGTTACTAATTTAACAACATTTGATGGCATCACTATTGATGGTGGTACATTTTAATTAACTAATAATAATTTCCTGCTATATAGCAAAAAGGAAGCCAAATGGCAAATACAATTAAAGTCAAGAGATCAGCAGTTGCAGCTAAAGTTCCAACGACTACTGATCTCGAATTAGGTGAAATAGCTGTTAATACTTATGACGGCAAAATGTATATTAAAAAAGATGATGGTGCTGAATCCGTTGTCGAAATAGGCGGTGGCGGTGCTGGAAGTGGTGATGTAGTAGGACCAGGTTCTGCAACTGATAATGCAATCACTAGATTTGATGGCACAACTGGTAAATTAATACAAGATTCAGGCATTACAATAGACGATAATAATAATTCTTCAGGAACTTTATCTCAAACTTTTGCTGATGGAACTGCTGTTACTGTTGCCGCAGGTAAGATGTGGTATAACGATACAACAGGTTCTTGGAATCTTGGCATGGGTGGCGGCAATGTTACTCAACAAGTTGGTGAAGAACTTTATCGTTATGGCAAAGCATCAAGTGCTATCACAGATTCCCCTTTACAATTAGTTTATAAAACTGGTGTTGTTGGCGCTTCAGGTGAAATTACTTTTGCGCCAGCAGTTTCAGGCATTACAGATTACGACCAAATTATTGGATGCGCTACTGAAGATATTGCATTAAATAGTTGGGGCAGAGTTACTACTTATGGAGTAGTTCGTAACATTACAACTAACGGAACTGCTTATGGTGAAACTTGGGCAGACAACGATGACATTTATTACAATCCAGCCACAGGTGGATTAACTAAAACAGAACCAGTTGCACCAAATATAAAATTATTTGTTGGAACTGTTATTAATGCAGCAGCAGGTGGCGCAGGTTCATTTATTGTTAAATTAGGTGTAGGTCTTAATTTAAGTGATATTGGTAATGTTGAAGTAACAAGTCCTACTGGCGGTCAATTATTAAGCTACAATCAAACAGGTGGTTATTGGTCAAATATTAATTTAACTGATGGAACTGCTATTAGCATCACCGAAACAACAGGTGGTGCAATCACTATTGATAATACAGGTGTTACATCATTAACTGGCACAGCTAGTGAAATTGATGTATCAGCTTCAACTGGTGCAGTTACTTTATCTTTACCTGCAACTATCAATGCTGATACAACTGGCAATGCGGCAACTGTTACAACTAATGCCAATTTAACTGGTGATGTTACTTCAGTTGGAAATGCAACAACTTTATCAGATACAGCAGTTACACCTGGATCATATACATCAGCAAACATTACAGTTGATTCTAAAGGTCGTATTACTGCTGCTGCAAATGGAAGTTCAGGTGGTATTCAAAACATTATCTACGATACATTTACTGCAACTGCATCACAAACTACATTTACTCCAAGCCAAACATATACTGCAAATAAAATAGAAGTTTATGCAAATGGTGTTAAAATGCGTAATGGATCAGATGTAACTGTAACAAGCGGAACTAGCGTAATTTTTGCTAGTGGACTAACTGTAGGGGATGAAGTTGATTTGGTATATCCATTATGATGACATTAGAACCCGAAAACTTTGATGATCTAATCGGCAGAACTATTGTTGATATTATAACAATAGACAACAACTTTCAAATTACATTAAACGATGGAACTATTACCACCATTTTTAGTGATGGTAATATGTATTTAGCAACTAAACAAGCACAATTAAATTAATCATGGAAAATCAAGAAATAGTAAATATTCTTATTGG